GGTTTAGAAGAAAGAGTACACAATGCCGAGTGTTCAATTCGGACTCTTGAGGACGATAACAAAGATAATCAATGGGAAATTTGGGATATAAAAGAAACCATAGCGGTGAGATAAGATGATAGGTGATAATTTATTTGAAGATATGAATATTGATGCTTTTGAAATTGAGACAGATATGAAATCTCGAGCTCAAACACTTATTGACCATTGGGGTAAATCATTAACAGAGAATGATCTTCTCAAATTGAATGCAATGGTCCACGCCGAAGGTTCAAGCGCTGAATATAGTATTGCTGCATATGCTCTTGAATACTATTTGGCACAAGATTATCAACCAGAATATATACATACAAATAATATTCCATATAAAAAGAAACCGTGGTGGAAATTTTGGTAATATATAACAATGCAACCGATACTATATTTCTCGGCTCTGCTGCATTTTATTTTAAACTTCTGTGCACTTTTTTGTTTACAAATGATGAAAAGTATGATAGAATATATCTATTGAAATGGAAAATTAGGAGTCTATCAGTTTCTCGTGAGTACACTTGATGCCAGTGGAATCCGAACGGCAGGACGGCGCGAGATCACCCCAGGTGCCCGCAGAAAAATGATGGATATGTTGGAGCGTTGCACAACTGACATATCTGGCGGTTTATAAATCTGGTTAGAAAAGCAACTATCTCTATATTGGATGTCGGTATAGAGCGATATATCAAATGTTTACCGCGTACGGTAGATATAGGGCATCCCAGTTTATTTAGTTTCCCATGACGGTGGGAATAGCATAGTGACTGAACAACCTTCTGTAACGGAGGTAAGGTATACACGGGGAGTGGTTCTCCTGCTCAACCAGCAAACGTGTAGTTCGGGTGAAGTATAGGAAGTTACTAGCCTGATGTGGGTATCATCCAAATCCCGCCTATGCATTTTATTTTAAATCTATGAAGACAGTTATATTTCAATTTGAATATGGTTATGGTGATAGAGAACGTCAAGTTATATGTAGAAAACCATATGATATTCAATTTGTTATTCAGACATGCACTGAAAGCGTAAAAGAATACGCTGAAAAACATGGGTATGATTACCGCTTTATAACTGAACCGCATGAAACATCTTATGCACCAAAGCTTTGGTATAAAAGAGATATGACATGCGAGTGGATATATTGGTTAAACGACTTGGCAGATGAATACGATCATATCATTGTTATGGATACTGACGTACTAGTGGTTGATGATTCTGAACCGTTTCCAATTAATAACACCGGTTATCTTTGTGTTAACAGTATGGATAAGAATAGACGGCACACTTTAAATGGAGTTAATTTAAAGGAACATACTCAATATTTTGTTAATTCTGGAGTTGTTAAACTTGATAAGCTTACTGCTAAAAAACTTTATAATTGGTTTAAACACAACAGAGACGACAACTATGAATATAGAGAAGATAGCGGCCGTTTACATGTTGGAGACCAAGTTCACATACTGAAGTACTTAATTGAACATCCCGAAGATTTTAATCCAACTCTTCCAAGAAAATTTAATGTTTGTCCTATGCCGTCTAATATATTTGAAGAGATCACAAATTTCGACGAACCCGCATATTTCTGGCATTTAGTGACAAATAAAAAAGCAGATTTGCTCACTTTTTTGTTTACAAACACTGAAAAGTATGATAGAATATAAACATAATAAGAATAGTCGAAAACGGTCCTGCTCCCTAATTCTAGTCAAAGGGTTTAATGGGTACTAGACCAGCAGGATAAAGTCCTAAGCATGACTTAAAAAGGCTTTCATTATTTTGATTGTTGAGGAGCAATATTATGGCATTAATTAAACGTAAAAAGAAAACTGTAAGAGCAAGAGCTCGGACAGGCTTAGCAGCAGCACCAATTGAAAAAGGTTTTGAAGCGGTCAAAGATTATTTCCATACGGAAATTGATCGTAAAGATGTAGCCTCTCAGATCAAGACTTATATTAAATCAAACTTTAATAAGTCTGATGTTCGTGCAGCGCTGGCCTGTCCTGAATACAAATTCATCATGACTTATCTTGGTGCCACAGCTTTTTGGAATAACCAAAAGCTTGAAGAGACTGATAAGTCAAAGCAATATACTAATCATCTTAATGGTAAAATATCTGAGATGATTGTGATGGGTAAACAAATTCTTCTTGAAAAGAAAGCAACGGCAAAAGTTGAGACTAATGTCGTTACTCTTTCACCACAACAACGCCTTCAGAATAAGATTAGTAATACCATTATGCAAGATCTTCTTGATCTTGAAGACCAATGGATTGAAGGTGAACAGACTACTATTGATGTTTATGCTTTGTTTAAGAAACATGGATTGGCTGGATCTGCGGTACTCGTAGTCCGGCCAGTGATTGAGGGCTGGTTACTTGATTATGAAGACGCTTATCACAAGCGTTGTGAACAGGCTGTTGAAGGCTATTCACACCTGAAAAGACCAGAACTCAATCGCAGAATTAAAGCGTGTCAAGATATGCTCCTCGATCTTGATCGCATTAAGTCCGCAGCCAAGGCTACTCGTAAAACTCGAGTCAAACAGCCAAAAGCTGCGGACAAACAAGTTAAGAATGTCAAGTACAAGACCGAAGATACTACATTTAAGTTGGTATCTATTCCACCAATTCAAATCATTGGTAAGATGCGGTTGTACACATTCAATGCAAAAACTCGTATGTTGACTGAATATATTACCGAAAGTGCTAATGGATTTGAAATCTCAGGTAGTACGATTAAGAACTTTGACCAAGTGAATAGTCGTACAGTCAAGCTTCGTAAGCCAGAAGAATTCCTTACATTGGTACAAAATAAGACACCAAAACAAATCGACGTTGAATGGAAAGCACTTACTACAAAGAGTAGTGTACCAAATGGACGTATCAATACAGATACAATTTTACTTAGGGTATTAGATAAATGACATTACCAGTTGAACGCATTACTGCAGTGTTACGAACAGAAAAGTTTCTAATAGACTTACGAGATCCTAAAAAGTATCCTCGAGTACCCAAAGCTGTGCGTGAAGAAGCACACAGATTACTAAAACATTATCCAACTAAATTTTATTTAAAGGATTTATTAGATGAGTAATTATAAACCAGACAACTGGGCAGTGCTTAAAATACCAAGTGCATTAGAAGCAAGTGGTTTCATTTATAAAGTTCTTGGTGGATGGTTGGGTGCATTCGACCACGGTTCATGGAGATTGAATAGTGGTATCACAAGAGTAGAAGAAGATAATCAATACTATTATTTCTATGGTCACAGCGGTTCTTGTTATCAATGTAACAAGGAATCATATGGTTTAAGAAATAACAATTATCACATCTACGAACAGATAAAAGATAAAGCTATTCTAATGGATGAAAATACAAATTGGATGGAGTTGAAGAATGAACGAACGAATTGAAAAACTGTTTAAGCAAGCTTTTGATCAGGCTGGGATAGAAACAATATATATTGTTTTTGGTACTCCTGTGCCAGAAACCTGGACCGCGCTGACCCCTGCACAGTTATCGAAACTAAAGGACAAGTTCGCCGAGTTGATTGTTCGGGAATGTATTGACTGTGTTTGGGGTGCCGACCTTGCTGATGATGTTGCCTTAAGAAACAATCTTGGATTTAACGATGGTATAGCCGAAGGCGTAGTTAATATCAAAAAACATTTTGGAGTTGAAGAATGAAAGTGACAATGATAGATCCACCAAGTGGATGGAAATATGGATTTCCAAAAGTCCTACCAGAAAATGTTGAAAATACTCGTAAATGGTTAGTTGAAAACGGATATCCACAACAAGAAATTGATCGCTTAGGTGATCAATTCTTTTGCAGACATTGGGAGATGGAACTTGACAATTGAAGAAAACTTTCTCACTAAATCTAAATTTACTGTACTTGTTGAAAAGACAGTGAATGATCTAAAACTTACATATATGGATGCTATTCTGTATCTCTGTGAAAAGAACGACCTCGAACCAGAGGACATGAAAAAGTTTGTCTCACCAATTATTAAAGACAAACTTGAAGCCGAGGCAATGCGGCTTAATTTCTTGCCAAAACAAAATACACTTGATTCGGCATTATTCGAATGAATCGAATAAATAACGTTGTACAACGACGCATGAACGTTGTATAATATACACAACAACATATTTCAGCTATATAAAGGAAAAACAAAATATGTCTTTCGAAAATCTCAAACGCAATCGCGATCAAATCTCCAAACTCGTTCAAGCCGCAGAGGCTACCGGTGGTGAAAAGAAAAACTACGGTGATGATCGTATTTGGAAACCAACAGTAGATAAAGCAGGTAATGGTTATGCCGTCCTTCGATTCCTCCCTTCAGCAGAAGGTCAAGAACTCCCATGGGTTCGTTACTGGGATCACGGATTCAAAGGACCAACCGGTCTCTGGTATATCGAAAACAGCCTTACTTCTATTGGTCAACCTGATCCGGTTGGCGAACTCAACTCACGGCTCTGGAATTCTGGCATCGAGTCAGACAAAGAGCTTGCACGTGATCAAAAGCGACGTCTTCACTACGTAGTTAATGCTCTTGTTTTACAAGATCCTTCTAATCCAGCCAATGAAGGTAAAGTAATGCTTTACAAATTTGGTAAGAAGATCTTTGACAAGATTATGGATTCCATGCAGCCAGAATTTGCTGATGAAAGTCCGGTCAATCCTTTCGACTTCTGGGAAGGTGCTGACTTTAAATTGAAAATCCGTAACGTTGAAGGATACCGTAACTATGATAAGTCAGAGTTTGCGAGCTCATCTAGTCTCTATGATGGAGACGAAGCCAAGTTGGAGGCAGTCTATAACCAACTATATGACCTCAGTGAGTTCACCGATCCAAAGAACTACAAGTCCTATGATGAACTCAAAGCCAAGCTCGCAAGAGTCCTTGGAGAAGAAGCAGTAAGTTCAGGTGCTCCTACAATGAAACAGGAAGCTCAAATGAATGAACCTTCTTCGTCTCCATATGAACGTTCAAATGGACGCGCTCCATTTGAACCATCAACTGCTGAGTCTGTACCAGCTAGCGATGATGACGATACAATGTCTTACTTTGCGAGGTTAGCAAATGAGGGTTGATCACCACAACTTTTATAGTGAGGACGGTGGCCGTGAGGCCATCGTCTTTCAGTATAAAGATGATCCGGCTTGGTATGTAGATCTATGGGAAGCCGATGTTCTCTTAGAATCTCGTAAGATGGAAACAGACGGCGTGTTACACAACGAAATCTATGCAGAGAATTGCGCTGAAAACTGGGTGCTCTATGTATTCGACATTCAAGCCTGATCCAGCGCTTATTGATACTACTCTCCTTGTAAAAGACGCGGTTGAACCAAGCAGCGTATTAAGAGATGGTAACTATATTCGTTGGGGAATCACTGACGAGATCCTTAAGTACTTTAATGGACTAGAATACATAGCCGGCAATATCTATTATCACACAACACCATACGAAGTTCACACCGACGTCTTTGCAGATGATATTGGTGTGAATGTTCTTGTACCTCTTGAAAGAGAAGAATCTCAAAAGTTTATTGTCTTTGACCAAACTTATCATGGATCTACGGTATGGAAACCAGGTGATGGTAGTAGAGAAATACGTGGTCTTAATACTATATTTCATACAAGGCCATGCGAGACTCCGGTGATTGGATTAACAAATCAACCATGCGAA